TCCCTCACAAGAACTCATAAAAGAAAATCCTGAACGCCTTATTTTTAAATAACACATTCCGAAACTTCTTTTATCTAATTTAGATGCCTCCCAATATATATAAAATATACGATTAGCTTCTCTAAAATCAGGGTGACCTACATCAATTTTAGTCCATTGCAAATACATGTAATGTGTGCCTGTAATATAAGTTGGAACACCATTGTTTAAAAACCAGTGACCTTGCTCTCTTTTATTAAATTCATTTTCTACAAAATCAATCCATCTATTTTTAAAGTTTGGAGGTGCTTCATGCCACTGAAATATTGTTTGTACTCTTTTAAGTTCTTTAGGATAATCTAATGCTTTCCAAAACTGTTGTGACTTTTCTTTTTTAGAACTTAATTTAGGTGTAGAAGGAAGAGCTATTTTAACATAGTTAATATCATAGATGTCACCTATAGTTCCATCTTGAGATATAACTACTATATCATACTTTTCATTATACCCTGGTTGCCATGCTCGAGCTTTATTTTTTCGAGACATAACATTTTTTGGAACAACATCTTTTATGATAGTATATAAACTACCTGGATCTTGATTCTGCAAATCCTTGAGGGCCTTTTGTTTTTTTAACTTCATTACCTTCTAATAATAACTTTTCATCTTCAATTCTTTTGAGTATTTCAAAAGCATCAAAAATAGCTAACTTTTTTGTAGCCGCAGCATTTTTTAATCTATCTGCAGCTAATTCATCCTCGGGATCTGGTTTGATTATTTCTTCTTTTGCAACTCTAATAAGTTGCCTTACAGCTTTTTCTCCTGCATTTATAATTTGTAACTTAATATCTTTTATATCCATATTAAAGTTTTAATGTTATATGTGAAGTAAACATTCTGTATAACACTTCGTTATCAATTATAAATTCATATTCACTATCAGGTAGATAAGCAATTTCATCACCCACTTCTAAACCCAACTCTTCAAGCTCTTTGTTAATATATTTTATTACACCAATTAAAGGCTCTATGCTTCCTCCTTTTTCTATAAAACTTTCTTTTTTTTCCGAAGGTTTTACAAAACAATATTTATCGTGTCCTCTCCATTCCTCATCTCTTTTATACAAAAAAAACTGATCAGGATCAACTAAAAAAAGATTATCTCTAAAATGACTTTTGCCACTTTTTCTTCTACCATACATGTCATTATAAAATTTAAACACATTGTGATGAACAACTAAAACATCTCCTTTTTTTATTTCACCTTTATATCCTAATGGTGTAGCTTTTACTGTAGCAAATCTATTAGAGGCTTTATGATCTTCTTCAGATGTGCTTGTTATAAAATCTACTTCACCTATTTTTTTTATATTGTTATACCTTCGGTCATTGATAGGTGTAACTAAAAAAGAATAAGGGGACTTCATTAAAAGTGTATATTGTATTCTAAAGAGATAGGCATTGTAGTTTTAAACTCTTTCCAAAGTAATACTTCTTCATTTCGTATTATCCAAATTTTATATGCCGAGTTTTCTTCCTGTATGAGATGAATAACATATTTACCACCCAAGACATCTTGACCGACAATGTAATGCATTGCACCAGACTTATAGTCTGCTCCTATAGAAATTTTTCGTATATCCATTAAATTAAAATGAAGCTCCTACATTCAGAACTCGATAATACAAATTTAAGTAAAGCACACCATTACCTTGGGTTGGGTTTGCTGCGGTGTTCAATGTGACTGCTGTATTTTGTGGTAAAACCCCTGTAGCAATTTGAAACTTTTTTACAATATCTGTAGCAAAGTTTGCGGTCTGAGCAGTGATAGAAAACAAATCATATGCATTACCATTCTTTACAACTAAGTTATTACCATAGTTATATACACTTGAACCAGCATCTACATAGATAGCCGCATCCATTATATCAATAACTTTGTTAGCTCCTGGAGCTGCAATTAACTCTTTAGGTGTTGTTGATAATAGTAATTGTTCAGCAGAATTAACTTGAACATGAGCAACCAAAGTATCTACACCAAATAAATTTTGTAAGTCTCCTAATGTACAACTTTTAGTTACTAAATTATCTGATTTATCAGTTAATACTAAGTAATCTGTAGTTGTTGGAGCTACAATATTTGGATATGCAGATGTGTTACTTATTCTTGCCATTTATTTTTTCTTTTCTTCTTTCTCTTTAACTGGCTCTGGATCTTTTACTTCACCAGTTTTTAAATCTATTGTTGCATTCTCTCCATACTTCTCTGTCATCTTTGCTTCAACTTCTTTAAACTCTGCTTGTATAGTTCCTAAAGCTTCAACCATTGCTTGTTGACTTACAACTGCATCTGCAATTGCTACTTTAGTATTCATAAATCTTTGATTTAAATCTTGAATACTTTTTAATTCTTCTTGAGTTAATTTTTTTGACATTTTATTAAATTTTATTGTTAAACATTTATTTCACAAAGATAGTAAAAATAATTTTACAAAGAATTATATGTAATAGGCAATATAATTTTCCCACCTTCATTCAAATAGTTTTCATAGTTAGATAATAACGTGTCTTTTTCCTCATCAGTTATATCATTAGCATCCCACCATAAATCAACTAAAATAACATCATATTTTTGTGAAGGAGTGTAAGTGTATGCATCTGCATAAAACAACCCTACACCTACAGGTATTATTTCTCTGTTTATAGCATAATCTATTAACTCTTGATCATTATCAATAACATCTACTTTTCTATATAAGGTGTTTGCTTTATTAGGTATTAATCCCATACCTAAGCCACATATCAATATACTATTAGTAGCTAAATCATCAAACAATTCTGACCACAAACAATCACATAAACCCAACATATAATCAGCATAATAATCTTCATTATCAATGAAATTGTCTCCAAAATACATTCTTGCTTTACCTTGACTCTTAGTTACACTAAAGTTTTTGCCTTCGTATTGCTGCAGTTTTAATACTTCTATTTTCATATTGATTTACAAATTACATCTACTTTCGAATAATCTACATACAAATATCCATTTTCAGCTTCAGTAGCCGCCCAAGGAACTTCATGTCCAAGAACACCTTGAAATTTACCAGCAAAATCTATTCTTGGGTATTTGTATTCAAATTCATAGATGTTTACACCTTTTCGTGAAACACCTATTTTTTTTATATTCTTTTTTAATCTTTCATCAGATGGACCACTACATAAATAAATACTACTTAAATATCCAGTACCAGACGTAATAGTCATAACATAAGTTGAAGACGCTCCTGATGATGTTCCAGCCCCTCCCCAGTTACCATTTGCTAATGGTGAGGATAATCCTGAATTAGTATATACATTAACTCCTACAGAAATTGCACCAGAAGTATACATAGTAGCATTACAAGTTTGATAACAACCAAAAAATATTTTACCATAATTGACAGGTGTTCTAAATCGTTCAATAGATGATGTAGCATCTTTATCATATCCATAAAATTCAGAAAACTCGTAGGGAACAGTAGTATTGGGATGTGATGGAGAAGAGGTGTTTATAGTTGGATAAGTTTCTGAGCCTGAGCCACATTGTCCACCATTAACTAAATTATCTAAACATATTCTACCACTGATACTCCCTGATCCATAAGTACCACTCAAACACTCTTGTGCTAATCCTTTTTGATTTAAAGTCCCACTACTTGGTACAGCCATTGTTAGTTATGTTTTAGTTGTTTCTTTACTTCTTCCAACTCTTTTGACAAGTCTTTTATTGCTTCTACAAGTAAAGGTACAACCTTCGCATAATCAACAGTTTTATAACCATCACCGATAGGTGCTTCTTTTATTATTTCAGGTAATACAGCTTCTACTTGTTGAGCCGATAACCCAACTTTTTTATCTGCTTCGTAACCATATTCTTGTGCTTTTTCGTTAGCAGTGTAATAGAAACCATTAAGTTGTTTTACTTTGTTTAAAGCATCTGGTATATTTCCTTGAATATCTTTTAATCTTTCATCTGAATAGTAAGCTACAATGTCTCCAGCAACTCTAATAGAGTCTCCAGTTGAGTTTCCATCAAAATAATAGTTTGTGTTTGCAGAGTCATAGAGTATTGGAGATCTTAAATCTGCATTTGAATTAATTGTACTTGCTGCATATATATCTCCACTAAATTGAATCTGTGCTCCTGAACAAGTCATTCTTGCACTATAGTCTGCTGTTGAAGAATTGCTATCATGCCAGTCTATATATTTACCAGCTTCTACTACACCAGCACTACTTATATATAATGCTTTACTCCACCAACTTCCTGAACTTCCAATATTTAAAGAAAGAGTTCCACTTGAAGTAATTGTGCCACCAGTAAGCCCAGTGCCTGTTGCTACACTTGTAACAGTTCCTGATGTAGAAGAAGAACCAGTTGCTCCTGTTGTTACAGCAGTTACTCTACCATAAGCATCTATAGTAATATTATCTATCTTAGTGCCATTAGATGTAGAACCATAAGTTCCTGATCCAATTCCACCAGTTGCCATATTAAGTGTAACTGATCCACTCGTACCACCCCCTGTTAGGTTTGTTCCAGCAGTTACTGCAGTAATATCTCCTGCATTACTTGTAAATCCTGAATTGTTGTTAAATGTAGATATGTTTATATTACCTGGTGCTATTTTATATTGTGTACCACTACTGTTTACTACTGCAAAGAAATCTGCATTACCAGCAGTTGTTGTTGTTGATAAACCATTTAAGTTTAGTGATAAAGTTCCAGTAGATGTAATAGTACCTCCTGTTAATCCAGTTCCTGTTGCAACTGAAGTTACTCCAGAAGATGTAACATATCTTCCATCAAGATCAACTGTTAAGCTACTAAGACCTGATCTACCTAAAGTTAATACTCCAGTACCAGTGGCAAATGATAAACTATTTGCATAATAATTTGTGTTTGTATCTGTTGAAGTAATTGTAATAGTATCTCCACTTCTTGAAGTAGAAGTTCCTCCTCCTCCAGTAATAGTTAATGTATCATTATTACTATTAGCTGTTGCAGTACCACTTTGTGTAGCTATGTTTTTATATATAGCTTGACTTGAACCTTTATCGGAATTAGTTATTGTAACAGTACCTGAAGTTCCTCCACCTGATATTCCTGAACCAGCAGTTACACCAGTTATATCTCCACTGTTTGTAGTATATCCACTATCATTAGTCCACTGAGAAATATTACCGCTTTTATTAGTAAATGTTTGAGTATTACTTGCTGTAGTAGTTCCAGTGTTAGTAGTGTATCCAGAATCATTAGTCCACTGAGAAATATTACCTGATTTATTTGTAAATGTCTGAGTATTAGAAGCAGTAGTTGTACCAGTGTTTGTGGTATAACCAGCTCCATTTGTTAACTGGCTGTTATTAGTTATTTCGTTGTTAATAGTAATAGTATCACCAGAACGAGCAGTATTAATATTTGTACCTCCAGCTATATCTATAGTATCATTGTTACTATTAGCTACCGCAGTACCACCATTGTCGGCAGTAAAGTTTTTGTATATGTATTGTGAAGAACCTCTATCTGAGTTTGTAATTGTTACTGATCCTGAAGTTCCACCCCCACTTATACCTGTTCCAGCAGTAACTGCTGTTATGTCTCCTTGTGGTACAGCGAATGAAGTTGATAGCGTACCACCATCTTGTTGTGTTAAAGTTAAAGTAACTGTAGATGAACCACTGTCACTAAAACCAGTTATCATATTATCGTAGGATGTGTCCCATTCTGTTGAAGTTCCACTACCTACTGTTAATACATTTGTTCCACTATTATAAGTTAAATCAGCATCACTACTTAATGAAGAAGCTCCAGTCCAAAATGACATTCTACCCGATGATCCAGATCCACTTAATATAGAGGTGTTGTCTATTTTATCCCATGTGTCAGTTGCTCCTGCTTCTACAAATACTGCCCAGTCACCTACTTTCCAATCTGTAATACCATCTAAGTTTGTAGAACCAGCTACTGAAACTATGTAATAATGTCCTACTGTTCCACTACCACTTGATAATGAAGGATTATTTGTATTAGCATTCCAGTTACCTTGGAAAGATAAACCGGAAGGAACAGTTGCAATAGCAGCATCAATAGCTGTTTGTATTTGAATACCAGTTGCTAATTTTGATGAACCACTACTTACCGCTGCAGTATCAACAGCAATCGTTGGAGTTGTTCCTCCTGTAGAGGTTACTGGTGAGGTTGCACTTACACTTGTTACTCCTGAACTTGTGGTATAACCGCTATCATTAGTCCATTGTGAAATGTTACCAGACTTGTTAGTAAATGTCTGAGTGTTAGATGGGGTTGTTGTACCAGTATTAGTTGTATATCCTGAGTTGTTTGACCATTGGGATATATTACCTGATTTATTGGTAAATGTTTGAGAGTTTGATGCAGTGGTAGTACCAGTATTGGTTGTATATCCTGAGTCATTTGTAAACTGAGAAATATCAAGACTCCCAAGAGATAATGTTACATCTCCCGATGTGCCTCCTCCACTTAATCCTGTGCCAGCAATTACTCTTGTAATATCACCTTGAGGTACTGGGAAAGAAGTAGACAAAGTTCCACCATCTTGTTGAGTTAATGTTAATGTTATTGTTGAACTACCACTATCACTAAAGCCTGTAATCATATTATCATATGATGTATTCCATTCTGAAGATGTACCTCCTGTAGCAGTAACTACACCGCTTATAGTTACACCTGCAGATGTGGTTGTTAATCTATTCGAACCATTATAGTTAAGTTTTACTACAGAATTAGGTTGTTCTAAATGTATATATTTTGCTGTATCAGTGCTGTCTGTTAAATAAATATATTCTCCTTGAATGTATAATGCTCCTGTTGCTGACTCTTTAATATATGAGTTTGCTATTGTAGAATATATTTCTAACTTAGGTTCACCTGTTCCACCACCAAATCTTAATACATCATCACTACCTGGATTACCACCTGATAAACCAAATATAATATTTTCACCTCCT